CCAAGGCGGTATTCCCTGCGGCAGCAGCCGTAGTACCAGAGCCGAGCCCCATATGGCTCATAACGCCCTGCGATGTGCCAACCATGCGGGCAGTGATATGCCCAAGGCCGGTGTTTACCACTAGGTTCTTAATCTCACGGGTTTCCTTGACTTTACCGTCAGCACCCTTGAGGACGATAGTGAGGCGCCCCGTCAAGCCTAGCTTTTCAACCGTTCCCATTGCGTCGCTCCTCAAGTAAAGGTACGGGATGCACCCACATAATCCTCAGCAAAGTAGTCAAACGCGCAATAATCCTGCATCCGCAGGCTGCCGCTATCTGAAGCTACCGGCTGCTCTATAATAGCAAGACTAGCTGACAAAGCAACAACATCTGTCAGAGAAGGTGCTTCGGACAGACCCTTAGTAAACGACTTTGCTGCATTATCAGCTAAAATTGCCAACTCGCTAACGGTTTTAGTATAGTCCCTGGTGGCCGTATCTGATAGGACAAGGATTTCAGAAGGTGCTTTTCCTAGCGTAACTGTTGAAGTATCAGCCATAGTAACGGACTCGGTGAATCCCCGAGACCAACGTAAAGCAAAGGCTTCAACTACAGTTGCGGTATCAGAAAGTACCTTAGTAAATCTGATATAGAACGGAATAGCAACATATCCGGGCTCTACATAATCCTCAGCAAAATAGTTCTGTCCATCAGATATAGAAACTGAATCAGAAGGGAATAAAGTCTTAAAGAAATGCCCTAGTACGGTCCTTATACGTATGTAAGGAGCCAAAACGGCGGCACTTATAGTGCTAGCCTTTACCGCAGGGTTAGCTACTGCGGCTTGTATCAATGCCCTTATACGGACAAGAGTAGGGTCTATCCTCACGCAAACTGATCTCGTATCCTGAACTTCAAAACATCATACACAGTTTGCCGCATACCGGAGGAAAAGACTACCTCAATCTCCCCATCGTAATCACCCGGAGTCTGATTGAGGTCCGAAGACCCCCAAATCACAAGTGCAATACCCTGGTTCGATGTTGACAATGGTATTGTCATAGCCCGGCTAAGTACCACGGTACCCGTAGCCAAGGATTTTAGGTGCAATGTGGCTGTAGCACCGCTCAGGTTGATAGCTGCACCCGTAGCATCGTCAGTCAGGGTAACCTGAATCTGGGGTCCGGTATCATTCTTAACCAAGCGGATGCGGGTATCGGTTATGCGGGGGTCCATGGGTCACTCCTACGCAAACGGTGGGAACCGCACAGACATGGTACCCCGGAACACACCTAGATTGGCCTGAGCCCGAGCCTCACCCATAGTGAAGACGAACTGCTTGGCGTGATAAGTAGCCAGCTCGCGGTCAGCCCACTCAGTCTTTGGCATCACCAGAAGGTTCTGAAGGGCCGAATGGAGGATTGGCAACTCATACTCGTTAAACACAGATTCATCCATCTCAAGCGCACTGCGAGATGGTTTGAGGGCATAGATCATGCGGAGGCTGTAGGTTACAGCCGCATCAGGCGCAGGTAATACTACATACCGATAGGTATCCACCTGGGCAAGCGACCGAGGTTCAGTCCCATTCTCAGCAATAGCTGTGCTGGTGGTCGAGAGAATCGGCCATTTGGGGTAGAGCTTGGTGGCATTATCTAGGGTCAGAATCTCAAGTGGGGTATCGTTCAGGGTGGCAGATAGGACTGCCTGCACCTGCGTATCATCCGGCTTGTTGAAGGAATACTGATAAACACCCGGGGTCAAGCTAAACGCGGGCTGTTCGTAGCGCCACACCAGGGCACGCTCACAGACGCGAATAGCCGCATCACGAATATACTGCACCACCAGAGGGTAAGGGCACCCTGGGACGCTTGCGCTGACCTTAGCAGACAGCGTGGAGAAAGGGCGAGTGGCCATCAGCGGTTACCCCCGGCAGGCGGGCGCTCATTATCAAGGATAGCTTGTTGCTGGAGGTCAACCCCCAAAGCCTGCGTAAAGGAATCCAAAAACAACTTGGCGCGGTTGGAGTTCACATGCTCATCATCAATCGAGGAAGCAAGGAACACAACGCCATCAACGACCACACCGAGGTAAGTGTCCTTCAGATACAGGATGGTTTGGTTGATTGTGTACGTTGTAGGTTCAACCACGTACTCCACGGTAGCCGTCAGATTGGCAATAGGCCGGGGGTAGAGGAAGAACTTGGTAGCGTTCCTCGGGTGGCGGATGAAGTTAAACGGGATTCCGGCAGGATCAGATACCCATTGCGGATAAGCCCGTTCAAGAATTTCCCGCTCAACTTCATTCACCGAATTGTAGTTATCTATATAGAAAATCTGAACAAGCCGATGAGCATCCGATGGTAGGTCCTGAATGACCGTATTACCGGTGAGCGGAACACTTGTGATATTCGTAAACAAAGTCGGACGAAACACCGCCATCCGCTTTAGCGTCTGATTCACATACCCGACAAGGTCTGTGTCGCTATAGCGATACGGTGATTGTGTATCCTGAAGGAGCTTGCGCGCCTCCACGATTACGTCCGAAGGTGTCACGTTGGCAGACCCTTAGAAGCCTCAGCATTGAGAGCTTCATTAGTATAACCCGGTTCTTCTGGGATGTCAGCCGTAAATAAATTCACAGGTTCGGCTTTCTTGCGAGTGCGTTTAGCAGACACAGCTTCAATCGCCGCAACCGGGATGAATCGCTCGGGATAAGCCTCCTCCTCAGTCACCTCATACAGAATCGGGTTCTGAGCCAGAATGGGGTCCCACTCAAAAATCCACCCATCCTTACGGCTTTTAAGGTATCGGATAGTCATTCACTTCTTCCTTCCAGAAGGGGTAACGGGCCACGACTGCCGGGCAGGGCCTGTCTTACGCGCCGCCATAGTCTGCTTCTGTGAGGAAGTCATCTTAGCGGCTGCGGCCTTTGGCCTGCAAGCAGGATACCCGCGAGTATCCTTGGCACCGGATCGACCACATGGCTTCCCGGTCTTTACATCAACCCACTTCTCACCAAACCACTTACCGAGACCGCCCTTAGCCACGTTTGGATACCCGGTTGTCCGAGCCTCCCCACGTTCCGCCGCGCTTCTTATACTCCTTGGCAGCCCACGCATTAGCATAGGCGCTCGGGTACACCTTAAACTTGGCCTTGGCCTCAGCCTTCACGCGAGACCAAAGGGAGGGGTTCTTGGGGATCGACGCGGCCATCAGCAATTCCAAGCCCGCAGGCTCTTATTGATGCGGCTGTTGGGATCATTGGCCGTCTTGGCGCTGGTCAGCTTCTTCTTCATCCCTTTCATCCGGGCACAGAAGCTGTCGCGGCGAGGACCGCCTTCGGGTTGAGGGGCCTTCAACCCAGGCTTACCAGGGTTAGCGCGGTTATAGGATGCCCGCCCCTTAGCGTTTAGACCGCCCTCTGGGTTCTTACCTTCCTTACGCTGCCATGCAGGGGTCTTGGCCATTAGGCGTTTACTCCTTTGATAACAACGAAGTTAAGCACGGGGGTATCGGAGGGCGTAGCCGAATTACTGAAGTTGGAGACCGTGATCTTACACGACCCAGCGGAAACAGCAGTAACCGTCACGCCATACTGCGCTGAGGTTAGCCCAGACGCGAAGCAAACATGAACCACATCGGTCGCATCAATGAAGCTATTGGTCAGAGTGAACTCATTGGAGGCGTGCCCTGAAATAGCGGTGGCTGCAAATAACGTGATCTGACCGCTCAGCTTGTCAAGCGTGACACCCGTGGTGCGGCTTGTTGCCTGCGTAACCGTACCACCAGTACCTGAACCACCATAACCGAAAGGTCTTGTAGCGACAATCTCGCCGGTGCCGTTTGGCGAGAGAGTTAGGTTCTGGTTTGTAGTAGTGGTAGAAATCACGCCGCCATTTATACCAACGCCGTCAGCGACAATCTTACCGGTCCCCTTGGGGACCAGGGTGATACTGATATTGGTATCTGTGCCATCGGCGGTAAACGTGGCGCCCGTAAGGTCAATATGTGCTGCCGCAGCAGTAGTACTGAAAGTAGTTGCGTTTAATGTTGTAAACGTAGCAGTCGGGATAACAACTGCACCCGTACCATTGG